TTATTCAAATTCCATATCATCGATACTGTCAGTGAAGTTTTCTAAAAACTTACCTTGTGCACGAGTGTTTTCTTCAACATACTTTCTAAATTCTGTGTAATTCATTTTTCACTTCTTACTATAAACAGTGGCTATGTAGTTGAGATTGGCCGATTATTTCATCAAACACCTCAACAACTAACTCATAATGACGGTTTTCTAACTCAAAATGCTCAATAAATTTATCATAATCAATAACATCCGGTTCCCAGTCGAACTGAGCAAGCCATTCATCCGCTCTATACTCAATCATATAGCGGTCGGCTTCTCTTTCTTGCCTTCTGTCCCAACCAGAAGAGCGACAATCAAGATGTCTATGCCCAAAGGAAGCGTGCCCTATTTCGTGAAGCAATATATTCTGAGTTACCTTTTCACTATTGAATATATCAATAAAAATATAAGTTGTTCCTCTAATATTAAACTTCATTCCATCTTTAAGATGAGGGTAATCTGAAGGATTATAATATTTTATTTTTAGTGCGAGTTCTGAAAGTAACTCTTTTATAACTGACATATATTTTACCCCCTGCCATGGTCTTCTTCCCACGCTTCACGGAGCAAATGTTTATAAAGTTCTTTTTCTCTATCTGTTAGAGGCACACCATCAAAAGCTACAGCTTCGTCGACGGCTTCTTGAAGTTCTTCGTCAGTAAGTGGAGAATTTATATCGAACAGAGGAGTCACTTTTGGTTTTGATTTAATAGCTTTTTTAGCCTTTTCTTGCTCTTCCAATTGAGAAGAAGCAGTATCAAGAACAATTTTTTGTCTTGGTTCTTCAAGTTGCATAGATATATCAGTTATTCGTTGGATAACATCCGGCAATTCTCCAGGTTCTTCCCAATCTTCAGAATGTCTAGGGTCAATATCTTCTCTAAGAACACCGAAGAAATCAGCTATTTTTTGAAGATTACCAGGATTAGGTAGGGATTTACCATTTATATATTCACTAATTGAGCTTTGAGATATACCTGTATTCTTTTGTAAGTCAACTGCTTTCTTATTTTTTATATCTAAATATTTTTTTATATTAGAAGAAACTATTGTTCGCATTGCTTCATCTTGCGGAGTTGATTTCCCACGTCCCATATGCTACTGTCCTCTTTCGTTAATTTATAAACATTATATCGGAATAAAACGAAATAATCAATAAAAAACATATAAAAATATCGGTTTTTTCCGTTTTTATAGTTGACATTGTTTTAAACCGATGTTATAATTAACTCATAAAGTCAAACGAGCGAACGAACAAAGCAGTTGCGAAGCTTCTGTGAATGTAGTTACACGTTGTATTCAACTCAGCGTAAGTAGCAAGTTTGGCAAATAAAAAGCCCCAATGGGGCGGAAAGGGCGAGTGCGAAATAATTAAGACAACATTACTAGAAATTATCTGTGGGTGGTTATTGATGTATATTCTTAATATAAATAAAATTCAAAAAGAAAATCTATACGAAAAGGCTAATCGTTGGGCTTTGTGGTTTATTCTTTTTTTATTAATAAACATTAGCGTTGTTTTCATTAACAATGTTTCTTATCTTATTATTTATAGCTTTAAAATTTTGTTTTGAGTTAATTTGCATGTACTGTGATTTTAATTTAACGTATTCTTTATCGGATATATAGGGATGTATTATTTCAATATTAGTGCTTATAGTTCTATTTTCTTCAACTCCCAATATATTTGAAATTGAAGTGGAACAATTATAAGTAAAGAACACTATAAGCAAAAATAGAGCCGAAAATTTTATATATCGTTTAGCTATCAGTGTTTTTACTGCTACATAGAAGGTTGTTATTGATCCGATAATTAAAAATGTAAGACATACCATCCAAAAAGTCTCTGATTCGAAATTGTAACGGTAAAATTTTATATATATGTTTCTATAAAACAAATGAGTCGGATGGGATAATAGAGATATTAATTTGTTAAAAAAGAAACCAATTAATGCTATAAAGAAAGCACCTAAAACTTTTCCAATATATTTATTTATCTTCTCTTTAATTTCTTTAAGGTTTAGCGATATGTTGTTGTTCATAAGAACCTCCAATATAATTTTAGTTTAGTCACTTATATTATATCACGGAGTTATGATATCGCTCACAATGAGCAGGGGAGACTGGCGAACAGGTTCGATTCCTGAACTTCCCTTACTGCGTATGCAGAAGTTTAAAACACAGAAAGGAGAAAAAATGGGAGAATAATTTCTTGAAAATGCTATTGAATCTGCACAACAAAGAAAAGAGAATATCAGTCCTGTTATCGAAAAATTTGTAACAGAAGCACTTGAAAATCCGTTAACTAAAGAAAGCCCTGCAATGGTATCGGCCATCGCAGAGCTACTTAAATTTTTATGATTGTTTCATGCCACCGTTTTCGATGTTTTTATCAATCATATTATAGGCCTCGGCATATAACGATAGTTTATCTACTAGTTTCATGTCTGGACTAGAACTCGAAACAACGGCTAAAGCAAACTTTTCAGCATCTATTTTCAAATAAATTTACCTCCTTTCCATATACTAAGCAGATACGCCAATATCTGCTCATAGCTATTATACCAAGGAGAACACAAAAATACACACACACAGAAAGGAGCCAGTATGGCAGAGAAAACACCACCCAAAATTACATTAAAAGCAGCACGAGTCAACGCTGGATTAACAGCTAAAGAAGTTGGAGAAATAGTCGGAAAAAACTATCAAACCATTCTGAAATATGAGCAAGACAGTTCTAATATCCCCCTAGATTTTGGAAAAGAATTGTCAAAAATTTATGACTATCCCTTTAATTATATTTTTTTAGGGAAAAACATCGGTTTAAAACGAACTAAACAGAATATTGCTAGTTAGAAAGGAAAATCTATGGGAGAGCGATACGATCCAATGGCTGCATATCTAGCCAATGGCGTCCTAGAAGAATTTCGTAAGATGACGAATGAATGGCTGAAATTCCAAAAGGAGCTGTTCAAATATGAAAGTAAGACCGGAGAAATCAGGCAGGCTGATTTGTTGAAAGAATTCCACATGTCATCAGATACGCTGAAAAAGTGGAGAAAAAACGGTTTACCTTCAATAAATCGAGGTGGTTCAGTCTTCTATCTCTTGGAAGATTTACACGATTTTTATTACTAAAATGTCGGGCAAGACATGATTAAGGAGAAAACGATGAAGAAACAACTAAGTCAATCAAGCTGGAAAACAGTAGCGCAAAAGCGTGAGCGAGATTCTATTGAATTAATTCGTGAAATTCGAGGGTTGAGAATCGAAAAAGCTCAAGGTAAGGTGTACGAGGAAGATTCGGAACGGATGCATCGATTCGATAACTTCAAGTCACCTTTTGCATGGAAATAAAAAAGCCCGCACTGGTAATGCGGACCGGTAGAAAATTTACGAGAATTTCTACCTCAATTGTAACAGATTGGAGGAAATATGACTAATAATATTGAACCGAATCAAAAACAAACACAACATGAAAGAATTTTAGCGTGGTTTGATACTCATGCATCTTTAACTAGATGGGAAGCATTAACTTTTCTTGGCATTTGGGAAGCACCGGCAAGAATTAGTGAGTTGAGGAAACAAGGATATGATTTTCACACTAAGTTAGAAGGTGGCATCAGTGAATCGGGTTATTCATTTCAAAGTGCTGTTTGGACATTAGAGAGATAGGTGGTTTATGAATGCTACAACTCAAGGAATATGAGTATTTTCTTAAAGATAATGAGTTAGGAAAGAATACCATAAAAAACTACCTAACCACTCTTAGACAGCTAGATGATTATATTGTTTCAAATGATTTTTCATTAGATAAAGAAACTTTGATTGAATTTAAGCAATACCTGAAAGATTTTCAATATAAATCAGGAAAAAATTATAAATTGAAAACGATCAATCAGAAACTTATTATTGTCAATGTTTATCTGAAGTGGTTAGATACCGAAGGATATCTTTCTGACAGATTATCAGTCAAGCTGTTGAAAAGCCAAACTAAGGAACATAGGGAATCAATAACTGAAGCTGATTATAAAAGATTACTTAAAAATAGCACCACTGAAGAAATGCGCCTTTTTATCCTAGTCATAGGAAATACAGGAATGCGAATTTCTGAGGTTTGTTCTTTTAAAGTAGAAGACCTCAATAAAAAAATAACAGTTATAGAAAATAAAGGGAAACAGAGAATTATCACAATTCCTCAGTTTCTTAAAAAACAATTGAAAGCTTATGTTAAAAAGGCTGGCATTGAAGAAACAATTTTCTATAAGAATCAGCGAACTTATCGAGTAAATTTGAAAAAAATTGCTGGGATTGCAAAAGTGAACAAAGAAAAAGTATATCCTCACTCTATCAGACATTACTTTGCAAAGTCGTTCTTGATGAATGGTGGAGATGCTACCGTTTTGCAGCAGTTGTTAGGTCATGAGCAAATAGCAACTACCACAATTTACACGAAATTAAGCTCAAATGAACTGAGTGATCAGTTCAGCAAAATTAAAAATATTTAAAAATAGGTGAAATATGAGTAGCGAAAAAGAAAGTAACTTTGAAGGAGTTAATTACTACGTAGTCATCCATGCCCAAGTGCTCCATGACAACAGATTAACTCCTTTGGCTAGGCTTATTTATGGCGAAATTGCTGCTTTAGCAAATATACATGGTTTTGCCTGGATAAGTAATGGAAAATTAGCTAAGAAGTATCAAGTATCAATAAAGACGATAAGTATTTCAATTAGTAAACTTCAAGAACTGGGCTATATTCAAAGCCAGCTCACTTATAAAGAAAATAGTAAAGAAGTTGAACAAAGAAATATTTACATTAATCCTATTAACGAAAATGTAAATACCCCCTATACAAAAAATTCCATACCCCCTATACAAAAATGTAAAGAGGGTATGGAAAAAAATGTAAAGGATAATAACACATCTAATAACACAATGAATAACACAAATAATAATATAGCGGATAAATCCGCTGATAGTGTTTTGGATGAACGTTTTGAAAGACTTTGGAAGCTATACCCTCGAAAGGCTGGAAACAAGAAAAAGGCCAAAGCAGCCTATAAAAAAGCGGTAAAAAACGGTACGACTGATGAGACTATCAAAAATGGAATTATGAATCTTATTAATGAGAAAAGAGAATTAACTTTCATTCCACATGGTCAAACTTGGTTCTGTGGTGAAAGGTGGGATGATCAGACAATTATTCCATCAACTCAACAAACTATTGCTAGAAAAGAATACACTGATTTGGATTTACCATTTTAGGAGGTCAAATGGAAAGCATTGGAGATGTCATTGGAAAATTTGTTGATATGAATAAATTTAATGCAATGACCAATAAAGTGATCGTTCATCCTGATATAGAGAAATTTATATCTGAAAATGAGATGACAGACGAAGAAATAACAAAGAGTTATTCAAAATTTTATGAGTACCTCAAAGAAAAAGAAAAATTTGATAATAACGAAAAAACAGCAATGAATGGCCATGAACCTATTTTAATAATGAATTATGGTTATGCGGATGTTGTTTATCGTGAGACTGAAGAAGTGATTAAGCGCAGGAAAAAAGCTGAGTTTATCAAAAAATTGAATCGTAACAGTATTGTCAGAGATAAGACCATTAAAAAAGCATCATTTAAAAATTTCACAGCAAAAACTCAAGAAGAAGAACAGGCCCTTGCTTTTGCGAAAGAGATTGCTAAATATTATTACACTGATGGAGAAGGCAACACAGTTGTCAGTGGTCCAGCAGGTACAGGAAAAAGCCATCTGGCAATGAGTATCTTAAAAGAGTGTATTGTTCATGGAGATTTAACGGTTATCTTTGCAAGTTGGTCTGAGGTTTTACATTTAATCAAAGATAGTTTCAGTAATAAGGATAGTTTTTATACTCAAGAGTATTTTATGGATATTTTCAGAAATACAGATTTATTAGTTGTTGATGATATTGGAAGTGAAAAAATCACAGATTGGTCTATGTCACTTCTTACAGACGTTTTGGATGCTAGGACAAAAACGATTATCACAACCAATTTAAATAGTGATGAGTTGCTGTCAAAATATCATAACCGTACTTACAGTCGAATATTTAGAGGAGTTGGTAAGAAGGCATTCAATTTTGAAAATATTAAAGATAAGCGAACAAGCCAGCTCCCGTTTTAAATGAAAGGATATCTGATGAAAAAAGATATTAAGCAAGAGGTCATTGCTGCTTTTGAAGAAGAAAACTATCCGTTAAATGAGTCTTTGAAATCAAGAATGATATCTCAACTTAGTTTAATTGGGATTATTAAAAAATTAGATGAGATGTCGGAATGGAAGGAATCAAAAGGAATTGCTTATGTCAAACCAAGCTGCTAAAGATGAATCGGCTTCTTGTTATTTATGCGGAAAGTACATCAAGAAATCTGAAGTAATTCCTGATGAAACTTATCCAGTTTGTGATGAATGCGAAGCTAAATTGGAGTTTGAATTACTCTAAATATAGGTAGTTTAATAAAAATAAATTAATATCGCTTCAAACAGTATTATCAAGGGATAACAAGAAAAATGGTTGATTCCGATTATACTATATATTTACCAATAGGAGCAATTCCGCAGTTCTCATTAATCCTAAGCGGATAGATTGAACTAAAGCAAATAGTTCAACTTTAAGTAAGACCATCTTGGGCGATGGTTCGTATTTAGTCAGCCTGAGCAAGCTTTCAACTGCTCACCGCATTGCGGTTTAGTTTGAAATATATATCAAAAAATATAAATTACGAGGTTCAAACATGGGGTACTACGATAAACGAAATGAAGCAAGAAGAATCAGTAAACTTGCAAGCGAGACAGTATCATCTGAACAAGAACGAAAAGAGTTTGAATTAGATAGCCAAAGCAAATTCAACCAAGAAATGCATGCAGAATTTCATGAAAGAATTGAAAAATTAGGAGGAAAGGAAAATGGCAACGAAAGTCTTTGATGTATTTATTGAGGGCAAAAAAGTCGCAACTGGAACAATAGAAGAATTAATGGAAATCTTCAAAGTTTCTAAAACAGCAGTTTCACTTTGGATAAAAAATGGAAAAAGTAAAGATAGAGCAATACCGAAATATAAGCACGCTTTATTAAATCAAGAAAAAACAGAGGCACTTTTACAGGAAAATAAGAAAACAATGAAACAACTTCCAGCATCTGTCTATGATTTTTATGAAAAAGAAAACTTCATCATGACTGGAACGGCGAGAGAAATTTCTGAGCGATTAGGTTTAAAAATAAAAACTGTTTTCTACTATGTTCAAGTTGGGAAAAGAGAGCAGTCATATAGAAGTAAAAGAAATCATGCAGTTTTAAATCAATCTGAAACTAAAAAACGTTTCCCTAATCGAGATGTTTTAATGGAACCGAACGAGGAAGAAGAAAAAGGATATTATTCTTTGACCAAAGAGGAACGGGCAGAACGCAGATATAAACGCAAGTTAAAAATGAAAATGATGATTGAAAAAATGCAAAAAGAAGAATTAGGATAAACAATGAATAAAAAATTAATCACAACAGCAGTAGTCGTAGCAGGAATCTTTGGTTCAGCAACTTTTGGAGCCTATGCAGCTAATGCATGGGCAGGACATCAAAATATGGTCGCTGTGCAACAGAATATCTCTATCTTGAAATAACGCTTGTTAGACGAAACGAACAGCTTAAACAGGCTAATAATAGCTCACAGCAATATTCAGACCAACTGAATCAATTGAACAACCAAATTAACCAGTTGAAAGACCAAATCAATCAAGATAACTCAAACTTGCAAAATCAAGCTGCTAGCTATCAAAACCAACTGAATGCACTCAATCAGCAAAAAACGGATGTTACCAATCAATTGAATCAAGCGAACCAAGATAAGGCGAGCATGGCGCAACAGATTAGCGATTTGAACTCAAAGCTAACTGCAGCTCAACAAAAGACTGACGAGCTATCTCAAGCTGTGACCGATGCACAACAGACAAAAGACTTGTCAGACGACGCTGTCAATGCGACGAAGTGAGGGATAAGATGATACCAAAATTAAGAGCTTGGGATAAAGAAGATGAGCGTATGAGAACCGTTAGTTCTATTAATTTTGCTCACGAAGTAATATCCTGTAAGTTTGCAGAATTAAAACCATTCGATTTAGTTGATGAATTTTCTATTGATGACGTTATATTAATGCAGCAAACAGGATTAAAAGATAAAAACGGCGTTGAAATTTATGAGGGTGACGTAATAAATTGTAGGAATTCTTTCAGAAATCCAAAGACTGGTTCTGGGTCGCTTTCCATAAATAGATACTTTAAAATAATTTTCAAAGATGGAGAATTTAAGGCAAAAGGGTTTGATATTCGATTAAAGAATATTCTAAGTTATAGCGAAGTCATCGGTAATATCTATGAGAACCCTGAATTATTGGAAGGAGCAGCTAGATGAAACTAAAATTAAATGACTGCATAATCACTTCAAATAGAAGGTGGCAGTGTTGATGTCTCTCCAACTTGCCCTACATGTTGGGGTGGAGAAGAATGGGTTGACTATATTGAAGTTTATTTCGATGAAGAAGAATCTGTAACATACAATGATGTATCAATGACTAAGTTTTTAGATTGGATATTTACCTCAATTGAAACTGGTGAAATATCAAAAATTACTAGACATAAATTTGATGAAAAAATGGAAGAATTTGAGGAAAATTAGATGACAGTTGAAAGTTTACTAAAAACAATTGCGGATCACACTTCAGTGATTTTAAAAGATACTATCGGGAATACTTTAATTCAATTTAATTATGGCGAGGATGTTGAGGTATTTAGCCCAGTATTCCTATATCGTAAAGTGAAGATTCTTGAAATAGACAATACAAGAGAACTAATCGCAATATTGGAGGACACGAAAAATGACTAAGTTTGAAGAAGAAGCGATTAAAGAAGCTATGAAATCTGGAATGGCAATGATTTGCTATGAAAGAGGCTGTGGTGCCCCTAACATTGGCTTAAATTTAAAGTTAGGACGAGGGGTGCATAATTTCCCGTGGCTAGAATTTGCTAAAAACTGGCACCCAGACGAAGAGTTTCAGGAATTGCTTAGTAAATATGATGCCCTTAATGATAACTATGAAAAAGAAGTAATCAAAAGTTCTAAACTAGAAACATCAAATTTAAAAATGGTATCTGAGGGGAGCGGGTTGTTATCAGATAATGCAACTCTCACTAAAGAGGTTGCTAATTTAAAATCCCAACTCCAACAGCAAGCCCTGCCAGTTGTGCATGAGTGCGTGGCAGGAGCTATCGAAAGCATACCAGACCATTACTCAGCGTTCGGAGCAATTGATTTAATTATAGGCAAGATTGAAACGCTGCCCGAAGAAAATAAAGATTGGTTGCCTGTTTATAATTGGATTTATGAGTGTATTGAGAATCAAGATGCTTTCGCTCTAGCTTTTATCACTCGCAAATATGAGGTCGAAAAACCGCAGCTGTTCAAAGTCGTTTTTCCAAATAGTACGTCTGTTTTGCAAAAAAATGGAGAATTAAACTCTTTTGCGGATACAGTTTATAAAAGATATTTACTCGATAATGCAATGACCGAACAAGAAATCAAGTCAATTGACGAGCGTTACTGGCAGTTTGCTGTGCCTGTGGAGGACGGAGAATGAAAAAATATATTAGGTATTTAAAAAATGAACTATCAGAAGGTTCAATTACTACCATTCAGTTTCTGATTATGGTGTTTGCATTAATTGCTTGTTTTGCACTATTTATCTTGATTTTATTTATAGTGCCACATTCATTACAGAGTATCGTAGGGAATATTATTAAGCATGGTGCAATGACAGTTGGAGTAATTGCATTGATAATTTTTGTTATTGCAATCTTATCAACGATATTTGACTTTGTTAAGACGTCTATTACTTATTTTAAAGGAGTTAAGAATGACTGAAACAGAAAAAATTGAATTATCGAATGAAGAAGAGGTAGAACAAATGAAAAATTTAACAGTAGCACAAATGATTGAAGAACTTGAAAAAATGCCACAAGATGCATTAGTTGTAGTTTCAGGAGAAGATTCTTCTTGGGGAATCTGCCAAGCGGTTCATACTGACGACATTGTGGACCTAGTTTTGAATGAGGAACTTTGATATGGCTGAAATTTCAGGAAAAAGTTTGCACGAAATCTATAAAGAAGATGCTAGAAAATATAAAGAGTCGATAGAAAAAGGTTTGAAAGCTAAAAAACATAACGCCACTGACAAACTTTCGGTTAAAAAACTCCAAGAACAGCTTAACACTGCGAAAAAGGCACTGACAGAATCAGAAGAAAAGTACCAAAAGCAGATGGATAGATTTCTTAATAGTGAAATGAACGAATCAGCACGTTCACATTGTGAAAGCCAGTTGAAGTTGTTATGTCCAGCTCATAAGGCATTTGAAGCACTCGCAGCGATTGGAAAAGGAGAAAACAATGAAATTTAAAGCAAAACCAGCCTATGAAGCGCCAACAGAAACCATTATTGGATATGAAGAACTTGAACCTTTTGAAGGATTTTATGACCTTTTGGATGACGAAGGGTATGTTCATGGTTACTATGTGGATGGATATATCATTGGAGGAATAGCAGAAGTAACAGATGAGTATTTCCAACCTGAATTTTGGTGCCCTATTGATAAATCAACACTCGCATCGATTGGAGGGGATGATGATTGAAATAAGACTTTTTAATCCATACATTGACATTACTTACAGAACTGATGATTTTCCTATAGAGAGGTGGTACCAGTTTTTAGACAATTTTAGAAAAGGCAACGAAGAAATAATTTCGTTCAGACCAACTTATGAAGTAATTCGTGGAAGTGATGCCAATTCTAAAATGCCTGAAATTGTTACCATTTGTACTAGGCATTGGGCAAAAGTATCAGTAACTGAACTTGAAGGGAGCGGCGATGGACAATAAAAGAATTTCTGAAATTGTTGACGAAGAAATGATTAAACAAGATGCAAACAGATATCGTGATATGAGGAAAATTCTCACGATTCCTAAAAGCATTGCGGATATGTTAGATGAAGAATTGAATCCACTTAAGAGAGAATTAATGATTGAGACATTCGTGCTTGGAGTTAATTATTTAGTTCTATCAGATGAATTGATGAAATTCGTTATAACAGGAGATAATTATCATATTATATGCGCCTACCTCGCAGGCAAAGCCCTCGGAGTTGATTTAGTGAAAGTGGTGGAGGGATGAAAAAAAGCGCCTGAGCGCTTGTGGTAATTAATGAATTATAAATAAAGATAAAATAATCAGATATTTGAGAATATGCTTAGTAAAAGAAATAATGTGGCTGTAATGAACAAATAAACACTTAATTTCTTTTGTGCTTTATCCATATTTTTCGCTTCATTTTCAGTAGGGACTAAAACTTTTAAATGATTTTCTGGGTGTTTAATTAAATATTCTTTCCAAAATTCAAGTTGCTTTTCAATACTAGGTTGTTTAACTCGTAAAAAGAAAATAAGGTAGTAAGATATTGAAAAACAAAAAAGCACAATGTAGTCTTTATCTGTTAAAAATATGGAGAATATTCCTCCACTTAGGAAAAATAAAGCACTTAGCATTGAGATAGTAAACCAAGCTCTTTGTTTAGAGGTAAAGAGGTAATAGCGAATATAGTTTGAAAGGGCTACCTTACGATATTTCAAGTCAAGTTCAGTTAACTCTGAAAATTCCTTAAGAACACGAGCTTCTTTTGTTTTATTTCTTTGTTTGATAGACTGAGCTTGCTTAAATATTAAGACAAAGAAAACTAGTATAAGTGCAAAGATAATTAAGTTAAAAAAAATATAGTTGTTAATAATAAAGTTCATACAAACCTTCCACGATAAATAAAATATTAAATACTTTCTAATTTTACTATAAAAATACAAAAAAAGGAGAAATGAATTGAAAAAGAAACTAATATCGCTGGTCATAAAATTTTGTGACTGGTGGGGAGGGATTGAATGATTGAGTATGAATGTTATGATTGTCAATCTTCTTTTATGACAATGGATGATGAAATGTATGAAAAATGTCCATTCTGTGGATGCACCGATTTTTATACTTTAGACGAGGAGGACAACCAATGAAACTTTTGTGTAAGCTGTTCGGGCATAAGTACCCGATTATTGATAAATATTATTGCGGGTATTGTCTTTGTAGTAGATGTACATCGCAAGAAAGTTCTATTTACTGGGAACATTTCAACCGCTCAGACCTTGACGAGTCTGAGAACGTGTTTGGGGAGGAATGAATGAAGCTATATGACGTTAAAAATAGATTGTATGTACATGATCTAAAAGATGAAATAATTGGATATTTTCATTCTATTAATATCCAGTTAGATGAAGTTCAAACTGTAAAATCTGTTTTGTATAGATTTATTCCAGAAGATGGTAAACCAATTACTGATGCAAATTGTGCTTTCCGCTTGAGACATGATATTGAATGGTATAAACAAGAACTTTTAATCATGCTAGGTATTGAGGATTTAGAGATTATTCTATTAAGACCAGTGAGTGATATGTTTGAGGTTAATAAAATTCAAGGGAACTTAGATTCTAAGTTATTTGTCCAAGGAAAAGTAAATAAAGATATATGCGAAGTTCCTGAAGCGATTGATTGTATAAGCAATTCTATATCTTATAAAATGACTGTTGGCATAGATGAAGTATTGAAAGATTATCTAAATTTGTCTAAAAATGAGTATCACTTAGTAATTATGCTTAATTGTATTGATAAATAAAAATGGCTTGATAAACATATGGATTGAGGTGGAGAATGGAATTTAAAAATTATGAAATAGTAAGTACGCACTTAGGATATGAAGATCATGGAATTTTCACTATTTATCTAACATTAAAAGGTGGCGGATTTGGCGTTAGTGTTGGTGGATATGCACTTGATGAGCCAATTGACGGGAAAAGGGTTATAGCTAGAAAAGGAGCAGAACTTATCCCTAAAATATTAGATGTTGTCGGTGTTGAAACTTGGGAACAACTCAAAGGTCAGTATATTCGAGTTGAAGATAACGGACTTGGAACTAAGGTTTCAAAAATTGGTCATTTAATGGATAATAAATGGTTAGATTTTGAAAGTTTTTTCAAAGAAGTTATGGATTGAGGTGGAGATGAAAAAATTTAGATTATTTGGCTATATGTTTGTTAATGATAAGAAGCAAGGAATGTCAATAGCAAAAACAGTTGAAGCTACTAGCTATGCAGAGGTAATCCAAGAACTCGAAAGTAATGCAGGTTGGATTACAGACACCAACGGAGCTTTCAAAGTTGCCTATATCGAGGAGGTTGTGGAATGAAAGATGCGTCAAAATTAGTTTTATTTATCATTATGGCTATGAGTATTGTATCGCTCATTATATCTATTCCAACACTGATTGTGGCAATACTTATGGGAATTAAATACTTTGCCCTTAGAGCGTTAATTGTTGTGATTTTTGGCATCATAATTTTCTCAATTGCTTGGGTAAGATTGAACAACCAAATGGACAAAGAACTTCAAAAAATTGATGAAGAGCTTGCTGAGCACAAATTAAAAATGGAGCAGCTCGACAAAGAATTTGTTGAACGGCAACAAAGAGTCGCTGATAGATTTCAGAATTTGAGGTAAGTAAAATAAAAAAGCCCAAGCTGACCAGGCTTGAGCGAAATACGAATTTACAACAACTTATTATAATATTTTTAATATTTTTGGTCAGTTATATTATATCACAAAATGAGCTAGGAACTCGCTAAACTCAACTGGAGGAGAAAGATGTCGCAAGAAATTACTGTTGATTTTTCAGAGCAAATTGCTAAAACGCAAACTAAAATTGATAGACTTCAAAAATTGATTCATCATGTTAGAAATCAAAAGATTGTTTTAGATGATTTTAAAAATAATCATATACCTAGGGATACAAAATTTGAATTAAACTTGGGAGGAGTTTTAAAATGTTCCGTTAAGATTAATGTTGGTACACTCATCCCTTTGTTGGAACAAAATATTGAAGATAATGCAGCTCTTATTAATGAGTTGGCTAAAGAACTAGGAATCGATATAAAGTAAACAAAAAAAGCCCAAGGCAATGGGCTTCGGCATGATTGTATCTAATACTATTATACCACAGACGGAGGAATCTTTTAAATGGCGGATAGATTAGATTTGTTATTAAGTGACTACATGACTGGAATGCTTCAAGTTAAAATTAATTCAAGAGAACGCTGGATCACTCGTGAGAAACATGAGGAAAGAGTCGGAAGTGGTGGGAGTAGTTCAAACACTGCACCACAAGAGCGCAACTATTTGATTAAAGAAGCTGACAAAGAACTTGGTAGGCTTAATGACCAGAAACAAACGCTTGATGAATTAATGGAAGTTATACATGGAACCAAAGTAAAAGAAATTGTTATTGCACGTTTTAAGTACCGTTTATCTTGGTACAAGGTGGGCCAAAGAGTGTTTTTAGATGAGGATGTCGCAAGGCAGCAATACAGAGCATTTAAAAAGACTTTAAGGGATGGACTATGGAGAGATACTTTAGACTAATTTCAGTTTTCGTTTTTCACCCGTTTTTTATCCGTTTTTCACCCGTATTAACATGCGATAATGGTAGCATGAAGTAAAAGGCAAAAGCAAAAAACAACAACTAATTCGGTTTGGATATACTTCATAAAGACTCAAAAGTTGGACTAGCAAAACTGCTGTCGGTTCGATTCCGGCTTTGAGTCATTCCTAGTTTTAATACAGCTGTATATTAGGAATTACAGTCAATTAAACTGACGAGTTTATTTGATGAAATATAAAAGGAGGTCTAGAATTGAAAATTGGCACAAATGGTTTAAATCTTATTAAACAGTTTGAAGGCTGCAGATTAACAGCATACAATATTGACGATGGAAAAATTACTATTGGCTGGGGACACGCAGAGCCGGTAGGTCAAACTAACTTGGTGGCTGGCGTTACAACCTGGACACAAGCCCAAGCAGATAATCAACTTACTGCAGATTTGGTAGATTTTGAAAATGCAGTAAATAATTATTTTACTCGTTCATTCAATCAAAATCAATTTGATGCGTTAGTAGCATTTGCATATAACCTAGGTGGTGGAGTTTTTGCTAATTATAATTGGAGTAAAACTGCAAGTGATAGTTGGATTTGTTCAGAAATGATTCTTTATGTAAATAAAGGAACCCAATATGAAGAAGGTTTAACTCGTCGACGCAAAGCAGAAATTGCCTTATATAACAGTTCATCTTCCAATACCCCTGGAGGTTCAGGAACAAGTTCTTGGACATGGCCATTTACAACACCTTACAAAGGAAAGGCAGATATACCAGAACAACAGTTCGGTACTACCCCTTTACGTCGCGGTCGTGGCTACTTCCATGATGGTTTTGACTTTGGATCAACTTCTTATGGACCGGATATTTTGGCCCTATCTGATGGAGAAGTTATCTATACTGGAGTAATGGGAGATGGCCTTGGTTCTGTAATCGTGCTATCTATTCCACCTTACCAGGTAATGTATCAGGAATTCTCAAAATCTATGGGTGATATCTTTGTCTCAGTAGGTCAAAAAGTAACAAAAGGTCAACGTATTGGTCGATTAAATGGAGGTACACATCTTCATTTAGGAATTACACAAAAAAACTGGAGAACAGCATTAAGTAGCTGGGATGTAGATGATGGTTCTTGGCTAAATCCAATTGATGTTATTCAAAAAGAAATGAATAATTCACAAGAAGAAAAAGGAGATATTGAAATGATTTTATATAAAGTAACTGATAGCAAGTCCAAAATGAACGGCTCAATTTGGTTGTTCAATGGGGAACAATTAACACGTTTAGATGGGACTTCAGCAGCCAAACTTGGGCAAAGTTTGAAAACTGTAGATATCAATCAGGCAGAGATGAGTTCACTTAAAAATATCGGAATTCGCACCGTTGGAGATTTCCAATATTAAAAAACAGTAATGTAGTAAGTACGGTATCTATCAGGGTTCGACTCCCTGACTTGCTATTCGATTGCATTGCTTAATACCGGTGCATGGAAAAATATTTAAATTATTTATTAGTCAGTTTACGCTGGCTATTTTTATTACAGGTTGTCCAATGGGCAGCCTTTTATTGTTGATGAAAGGAGTTGCTATCTTGCCAATGACTGGACGCTGTCGTGAGCCTAACTGCCACGCTATGGTTATTAGACCACTACACTATTGTACTAAGCACGCTGATAAAGAGGCAGCATATCAAGCAAGTAGAGAGCGATGGACTAATCGTACTGATGATACTAAAAGATATAAGGACTATAACAAACGTAAGCGTGAGTATAGCGACGTTAAAGTAGAGCAGAATAAGTTCTATCAAAGTAAGCAATGGAAGTCTATACGTGATGTAGTAAGACGTAGAGATAACTTCCTTTGCCAGTACTGCAAAGCACACAACAGAGTAAGAACTGGTAAGATAGTTGACCACATCGTGCCTGTTGAGTTTGACTTGAATGGTAAGACTGTCATGGATAACTTGGCTTTCTGTTGTAGCAAATGCCACACAAGGAAAACTAAGTGGGAACAAATTTATTATGGAACTGGATATGGAAATAAAATTAAAAATGTAATCCCCATAAAAAATGTAAAAGATGTGCCTGACTTTCAAAAAAATGAACGATAAATTTTAACAACCCTCCCCCGTATATTTTTAAAGGGAAAGCACACACATAGGTATCGTCTTGCGTGAAAGTTCAATTTTGAAAATTTTTATATAGGGGGGGTCAAAACACTAAAAGAAAGGAGAAAAAATGACAGCTAAGAAGTTCAAAGACAGTAATGACGGGAAGTTGTCCTATCGTGCACCTAAGCACCTTTCTCCTCTAGCAAGTGCTTGTTGGCGTAAAACTGTTCCCTTTCTTGAGGAACAAAAGCCAGTTGATAAGATTGATTCGTTTTTAGTTGAAATGTACTGTACTCAGTATGAAATTTATAGAAATTCATATGAACATCTAAAAAAACATGGTGAGGTTCAAGAAATTTATAAACCAGTTCAAGATATGACTGGTGAAATTATTGACAGACAATTTCAAGGTTTCAAACGTAATCCAATGACTCAAATTTACTCAGATGCAATAAAAAATCTTACAAAGATTGGTTCTGAGTTAGGTTTATCTCCAAAATCACGTTCAGAATTGATGGAACTTAATATGCAAACAAACGAAAATGAAAATGATGGAATGGGGGATTTCTTCGATGAAGATTGATTTAACTCAAACCCATGATGTTATCAGTACATATCATTCGCTAAATTATGAAGATATTAGAGAAGAATATCAAGACCCTGCTACAAAATATGCTTTTGATGTCTTAGATGAAAAGTATACAACAGGATATTTAATGAAATTAGCATGTTTTAGGCATTTACAGGACTTAAAAAGGATAGGAAATGAAGATTTTCCTTTTAATTATGAAGTAAAACATGTAAAAAGGTTAATGAAGTTCTCTAAAATGGCTCCAAACGTCGATACTATGGAACCGACTAAATTAATGGAGTGGCAGAAGTTTATGCTGTCTTTATTAATAGGTTGGAGAAATAAAGAAGGTGGTAAACGTTTCAGTCGTGCAATTATATCTGTAGGACGTGGTCAAGGGAAAACTTATATGTTAGCCATATTAATGGCCTATTCATTTTTTGTAGAAAGTCGTGGTTTAAGTAACCAGGACTTTTTAGTTTCATCCATTAATGCAAAACAAACAGGTAAATTATATGGCTATTTGAAATCGATGATTAATGTTCTTAGAACAATTAATCCATGGAAAAATATAGCTGATAAAACCGACCTAAGCTTACAAGCTGACAAAATTATTATGAGAAACAATAATAATGTGATTCGCCCAATCTCTCATGAAGCTGGACAGTATGATTCATATCACTTTACAACCGCTATCTTTGATGAAATAGGCGAAGTAAAAAGCCGAGAAAAAATTTCTAAGATTGTATCAGGGCAAGTTAAAGTTCCTAACCGTCAATTTGTTCAAATTTCAACAGCATATCCTGATCCTACCGTTCCTTTTCATGAAGATGAGAAGATGCTGCAACAAGCTATGGAACAAGACTTTTTAAGAGATGCTGATACATATCTGTGTTTAATTTGGAGTAATGATAGTCTAGACGAAACTTATAAGCCAGAAACTTGGGTTAAATCAAACCCTTTATTAGATTTAGTTTCAGAACATGATAATCTCATGCAAGGACTGCTTGATAAGCGTGATAATGATGTACTTACTGGTGCTGTTCATGATTTTCAATGTAAGAATCTTAATATGTGGCTTTCATCAGATATAGACAGTTATTTAAATCTAGCAGATGTTGAAAAAGCGATTGTTCCTGAATTTAATATCTATGGTCAACGCTGTTATGTTGGTGTTGACTATTCTATGTCATCAGATAATACGGCAATTGCTTTTATTTATCCTTATGTAAGTGAAGAAGGGCAAGCGAAATGGCACGTTGAACAACATTCGTTTATTCCTTTTCAAGCTGCAGGCTCAATTGAAGCCAAAGAAAAACAAGATGGTATTAACTATAGAGAACTTGAAACTAAAGGATTCTGTACAATTACAAGCCATCAACAAGGATTAATCAACGATGATGAGGTTTATGAATGGATAACAAGATATGTTGAGGAAAATGCTCTTGATGTCTTGTTTTTTGGTTATGATTCTATGGGAGTGACTAAAGTTATTCAAATGTTGCTTAATAATACTGGTTTCAATCTACAACCTATAAAGCAATGGACCAGTGAATTGATGAATCCTACTAAATTCTTGCAAAAGATATTTGTGGAAGGGACAGTTAGCCGACTAGATGACAAAATAATGGAAAAAGCATTATTAAATGCCGTTCTACGTTCGGACTCAGTTGGGATTCAAGTAGATAAGCGAAAAGCTACACTTAAAATTGACGTTGTTGATGCAATTATAGATGCTCTATATCAAGGTATGAACCATTTTGAAGATTATGGAATGGCAAATGATAGAAGCTGGCAAGTTGAGCATATGACACCAGAACAGGTAAAAGAATGGGTTACTAGCCAAGAATCTGGCTTATTAGACCTTGATGATGAAATAGATGATGATTGGGGATTCGATGAAGATTTTTAAAAACTTATTTTCATTAATTTGGAAAATATTTGATGTACTTATGTTTATTGCTTTTGCAATAACTATAACAGTGACAATGTTTATGTGGAATAAAACAGCTGGTGGAATTGCTTTATCAGTTGTTTTTATTTTAGCAGGATTAATTTCCGAGTTTATAGAAAAGAAGGGAGGTGATTGATTTTGCCAATATTAAATTTTATCAACCAAACAAATGATCCGCCAGAAGTTGGTAGTGTTCAAAGCTATTTTCCAGATGGAAATGATGCTCAAATAATGGAAAGTTTGCTTGGTGATAATAATGAATGGGTTTCAGCTCGTGCAGCATTAAGAAATTCAGACTTATTTTCTATTATCTTGCAACTATCTAGTGATTTAGCAATAGTTAAAATCAATGCTGAAAAGAAAAAGAATCAAGGAATCATTGATAATCCAAGTACCAATGCTAATAAGCATGGATTTTGGCAATCAATGTTTGCACAGTTACTTTTAGGAGGTGAAGCATTCGCTTATCGTTGGAGAAATGCTAATGGCGCTGATATGAAATGGGAATATTTAAGGCCATCTCAAGTAAATACTTATTATTTTGAGTATGAAAATGGGATGTATTATAACATCACTTTTGATGATCCTAAGATAGAGCCTATTTTACAAGCTCCTCAAAGCGATTTGATTCATATGAAACTACTATCAATCGATGGTGGTAAAACTGGCATTAGTCCACTTTACTCTTTGAGACGTGAATCAAAAATTCAAAGAGCATCAGATGGATTAACAATATCAGCCTTAAAAAATTCAATGAGTGCAAGCGGAGTATTAAAAATTAAAGGCGGTGGACTTCTTGACGATAAAATGAAAGCTGCTCGCTCTAAGTCTTTTATGAGACGTTCTAAATCTGGTGGGCCTATCGTATTAGATGACCTTGAAGAATTTACAGCACTAGAAATTAAATCAAATGTAGCTCAATTATTATCACAAACAGATTGGACTTCTAAGCAATATGCCAAAGTATATGGGCTTCCTGACAGCTATATTGGTGGACAAGGTGACCAACAATCCTCAATTCAACAAATAAGTGGAATGTACGCAAGTGCATTAAATCGCTATTTAAGACCTGCTATAAGTGAATTGGAGTATAAGTTAAGCGACCACATAAGCATTAACATGAGACCAGCTATTGACCCTCTTGGTGATAATTACTTATCTACTATTAGCACTGCTACAAGATGGGGCGCTGTAGCTGAAAATCAAGCTACATATATCTTGCAAGAAGCAGGATATATTCCTAAAGACCTACCAGCCCCTGAAAATACAAATAAAAAAAGAACTGGCGAAAGTAACGAGCCAGTACCATAAGAAAGGAGGTGGTCATGGTGATTATTCTTAGAAAGGAGGTAAATGATGACAGTAATCGAAATCAAAGGAACAATTGTTGGTGATGAATATGGCATGATGTATGACTATTTTGGACTAGGAGATTTATTAACTTGGCCCTCAAAGGTTAAAAATATTTTAAATAGTGCTGAAGATGAAGAAGTTATTTTAAATATCTCATCAAATGGTGGCGATGTTTTTTCTGCTTCTGAAATTTATACGAAACTTAAAAATTCAAACAAAAATATTGTTGTAAATATTGAAGGAATTGCAGCATCAGCGGCATCAGTAATTGCAATGGCTGGAGATACAGTAAATATTTCTCCTACGGCACAATTGATGATTCATAAAGCTAGTAGTGGCGGTCAAGGGAACGCTGATGACTTTGAGCATGAAGCTAAAGTTTTAAATGGTGTTGACCAATCTATTACTGCAGCTTATGAATTAAAAACTGGTATGAAACAATCTGATTTATTGCAGTTGATGTCTAATGAAACATGGATGACAGCACAAGAAGCTGTAGATAAAGGATTTGCAGACAACATTATGTTTGTGGATGCTAATAAACCAGTATTTTCTAACTCAATCGGCAATATTCCAACTGCTGATAAACTTAATGAATTTATGAATTTCATGAATTTCATGAATTTCAAAAATCGGAATAACCCTCCGAAAGAAGAACCAATTATAGAAAACAAACAAGCCGATTTACGTTCTCGTAAGTTGGCTATTTTATTAGAAAAATAAAGGAGCCTTAAATGGAATTAACACTTAATGAACTCAATGAAAAATGGGTAGAGTCAGGAAATGAAGTTTCTGACATTAATGCAAAAATGCAAAATGCTTTGAATGATGACGATTTTTCTCAAGAAGATTTTGCAAAACTTAAAAACCAGTATGAAACCGCAAAAATTAAACGTGACGCTTGGCATGAACAAGTAGTCGAAGCTCAAGCACAACAAGTCGTTAATATGCGTAATGAAGATAAAACGCCTTTAAACAATGATGAAAAAGATTTAAAAAATAAATTTGTTTCTGATTTCAAAGCGATGATTAAAGGCGACTCTCAAATCGTGAACCTTGTGACTTCTGACACTGATGAAGCGGGTAACGCAATTGGTTTAACAATCCCTCAAGATATTAAAACAACAATTAATATTTTGAAACGCCAATACGATGCTCTTGAGCAATATGTCAATGTTGAAAATGTAACTACTGCATCAGGTTCTCGTGTTTATGAGAAATGGTCAGATGTTACGCCATTGACCAACCTTGATGCTGAAGACGAAGCAATCGGAGATAATGATGATCCAAAACTTTCATTGGTTAAATACGTTATCAAACGTTATGGCGGTATTACTACAGCCACTAATACCTTGTTGAAAGACACAGCTGAGAATATTTTGGCGTGGCTCTCTGGTTGGATCGCTAAAAAAGTTGTTGTTACACGTAATAAAGCCATTCTTGCGGTTATGGATGCTGCTCCTACTAAACCAACACTTGCAAACTTTGATGACATTATCTCAATGATTAACACATCCGTTGACCCAGCTATTAAAGCAACCTCAATTTTGATGACAAATTCTTCTGGATTCAATAAATTGAGCTTGGTCAAGGATGCGCTTGGTAATTACTTGATGCAACCAGACCCTAAAAATGCTGACCAATACCTAATTAAAGGGAAACGAGTGATTGAAATTGGAGATCGTTGGCTAGCAAGTAAGGGGACAGCTTCAAATCCTGTTTATCCGCTCTATTTTGGGGATTTAAAACAAGCAGTTACTTTGTTTGACCGTGAAAATCTTTCGCTTTTGACAACTAATATCGGAGCTGGTGCTTTTGAAAAAGATTTGACAAAAATTCGTGTTATCGACCGTTTTGATGTAGTTTCAACAGATAAAGAAGCTTTTGTTGCTGGTTCATTTGCTGCAATTGCTGACCAAGTAGGGAACTTGAAAGCTACAACGACTACTGCCGGATAATCAGGAGGTATTTAAATGAGTGTAACTGTTGATGACTTACTAGATCAGTTATCAGAAGATGATGATCGCAAACCACAACTTCAAATTTATTTTGATACAGCAACAGCATATGTGAAAAATGCAGTGAGTTCTGATACAGTTGACGCTCCATTTTTCAGTGTAGAAAATGTTTCTCCGATTTATGATGTAGCTGTTCTTAGTTATTCAATGGATTTGTGGATTAATCGTTCTACAACTATGCCTCCTACTACGGCTGTAGACCATATGGTTGGACAGTTGAGAGGCCTTTATTCTTCATGGAAGGAGGCGCAAGATGGTCAAAACTTACAAACCTAATGATTTTAATAGAAAATGTCAGATTGGAGTTACTAAAACAGTAACGGCTCCAAGTGGAGGAAAGATTGAAAAAATTGACCCAGAAACGGTTTTAAATGTTCGATTTGCGGCTAAAATGAGAACTCTTGCGCTTCAGTTTCAGGTAATCGGAACGACTACATCCGATACATTTGATATTGCAATTAGACATAATAAGCTGGTTACAAAGAAAATGTGTGTTCAAATTGATGATGTTCTTTATAACATCTACAATATTTCTTCTGATGAATCTGCAAAGCTTATTAAATTTGATATTTTGACTCTTCAAGCGAAGAAGAAGGGAGCTTAATATGGTTTCATTTTATGATGCGATGCAGCTTATTGTCGATAGAGCTGAAGAATTAAGTACGAAAATGTCTGTAGAAGACAAGGCTAAAGTTACTAAAGCTGGCGCTAAAGTATTTGAGCAAGCTTTGAAGCAAGAAGTTTTAAGTCGTCATTATCGTCATCGTGATACTGGAGAAGACCCACATTTAGCCGATAGTATTGTTATGAAAAATAAGAATATTGATGGAGTTAAAGATGGTCAAAGCGTTGTAGGGTGGGAAAGAAGTACGGCAAAAGGTACTCATACTAAAGGTTATATCGCCAATATCATTAATAATGGTAGTCGTTTTCCTCAGTTTACAACACGTTCTGGAAGAAAATATAAAAAGCCTGGTGAAGTTGCAGTTCATGCAGATCATTTTATTGAAGAAACAAGAAAAAATCCTATTGTTCAGCAAGGAATATTAAAAGCTGAAGCTGAAGCAATGAGAAAAATAATTAATAGAAAAAAGAAGGAGAGTAACTTATGAAAAGACCAGTTGAAATTGTTCAAGACATAATTGCAGCTAGTGACTTTCCGCATGATGAAATCTTTCTTGATTCTATCCCTAGTGAAAAACTAGATTCTATTAATGAAACACAGATTTTATTGACAGAATCTGATAATGGACCAAATGATTATGGTAATTCAGATTTTGTTTCACTTTTATATGGCGTTTATATTCAAATCTTTTACTCGAATGCTGAAGATTTAGATATTAATATTATTCAAAGCGAAATTGACCTGATGAAATCGTTTGTAAATAATGATTGGCTTATTGCGCAATCGAAAAGTCACGATATAGACCCTGCTACAGGGCAAATTATTAAAAATTTAACGGTGCAACGCATCATGACGTTAAGCGAGATAGCAAATAGCTAACTCGTTTTTTATTTAAGAAAGGAAATTAAAATGGCAACAAAAGGTTTGAAAATGGTAACTCTCGCTCTATTAGATGATAGTGGTGCGATTGTTAAAGGAACAGCAGGTCTTTCTACAGACGGAACATTCCCAATTACCGATGAAATGTTGGGTACAAAAACAGCGAACATTACCAATGTATCAAGTGCTCCAACAATGATTTATGGTAATGATGGTCAAGTAGATGCAGATATTGCAAAAGGTACTCCTTCAGTAGCTTTTGACTTTAATAACTTACCAGTAGCAATTAAAAACAAATTGCTTGGTCGTGTAAACGATACTAAAGGTGGTTATACTCAAGGTCCTGTTCCAAAAGTAGCAGCTTTGATTCAAACGACAACAATTGGTACTTCAACACCTCAATATGTTGGTTTTGCTGCAGGTAAAATGAACGAAACAGCATTGAACTTGCAAACAAATACTAATGCAGTTGTTCGTGTTGATGACGCATTGACATTTACTGCATTCTCTGTAAGCCGTTGGGGTGGAGAAGCTATCAAATTCTATGATGGTGGAGATGCAAACTTTACTGAAGCAACTATGATGGCTGATGTATTTAACGGTTATACAGCTCCGACTACTGGCGGTTCAGGGAGTGGAAGCTAATAATTAAATGGCGGAGCAATCCGCTTTTTATATGGGATAGATAGATGGTCTATTATATTAGGTTCGATACCTGACTATTCCTTTACAAAAAGTAAAATAGAGGAGATATACAATGAAATTATCATTACCAGAAATTAGAGAAGAATCATTTGAAGTTAAAACTTCAATTAAGAACATTAAAAAAATGCACGCTTACCAATTGGAGTTAGCAAAAAGTCAAGAAAAACTTGCTTCAGTTCAGGACGGAACACTAGAAGAATTAACAAAAGCAATCGCTCTTGATGATATGTCAGTGATTAATAATGCTGAAAAATTTATTACTGAAATTCTAGGATTAAATAAAAAAGAAATAGACAAATTAGAAGAGTTTGACCGTGGCCAATTTATGAATTTACAGTCTAAACTTGTTCTTTCACTTCAAGGCTATGATGACGAACAAATCGATACTATGTTTACTGAGGAGGTTGACTCTGCCGAAAAAAAAGTTCAAGCATTGAAGAACGAAAAGTCTACCACCACAACCAATTAATAGATTTACAACTATTTGAAAAAAATATTATCGAAAATTGGCACTGGACATTAGAACAAGTAGATAATCATGATTATTATGACTTAATTGATGTATTTAAAGCTAATGAAGATAATAAAATGGCTTCATTTGATGATTTGAAGAAAATGTTTGGACAATAATAATTATTCTCTTGTAATATGCAGTATATAGGGGTATAATTTACTTATTAAAATCAGGAGAAATTAAATGAAAAAGTTATCATTATTGGGGATTGCTTGCTTATCTATTTTAGTACTTGCATCATGCGGAGAAAAAAGTAATCAATCATCTAAAAATAGTTCTTCATCAACAAGCCAAAGTCAATCATCTAGTTCCCATGATAAATCATACTATGAAAACCAAGAAAAAGATTCATTGAAGAATTTGAAAACACTTGTTGAAAATGGTGCTTTAAGTAATGATGATGCTAAAAAAATGTTTCAAAAAGAACAACTAGATGATGCAAAACATGGATATAAATCAACTTTAAGCTGGGTAGATATTAATGATGAATCTAGCGAAGATCCATCAACAAGTAATTTAAAAGTTGGTAATACGGCAACTACTGAATCAGGAAATGAAATTACAGTTACTGCTATAACAGAAAATGCACAAGTTGAATTGGATGATGCAAAAAATGGGGAGACAGCTTTAGAAGTTGATTTAACGCTTACGAATAAGGGAAATGACTCTCAATACTTCAACCCTTCAGATCCATCAGTATTTGATTCACAAAGCAATACATTGAATTTAGATTCTGCAACTTATGGTAACGATATCCCAGATATAGCTCCAGGAATAACAGCTAAAATAAAATTGTATTATGATAATTTAGGAACAGGTCCATATAAAGTTACCTATGGTAATGCTGTTTGGAGTAACTAAACTAAACTCAATTCAATAAAAATAAAACGTCTAAATAATTTAGGCGTTTTTTTGTACTCAAAAATAAGAAAGGAGTAAAAATGGCAGATATAATGGTTGATTCAGTCACCACAGGGATTGACTTGAATGAGACAAAAGCTGTTGAGGCTATCAACCGCTTAAAATCAGCAGTTAAAGATAGTACTCGTGAATGGCAGATTAATGAAACTTATGCAAAATCAGCAGGGGAAACAGTTTCTGCAGCTAAAATTCGTTATGAAGGTTTAAGCGATGCTATTAATAAACAAGAAAAATATATAGCAGATTTGAGCAAGGGCTTAGAATCTATTAATAGAAATAGTGAACAAGGCGAAAAATCTTACCAAAAATACAATAAGCAGTTACTTGATGCATCTAGAAATTTAACATCAATGAATGCACAATTAAATCGTGCTAAATCAGCTTATGAGTATCAACAAACTGGTATTGAAGATTTAAACAAATCTCTAAGTGCTAACGATAAACTCATGCAGTCTCAAATTGATTTATATGAGAAGACTCGTAATAAAATGGGAGCTGCTAAAGCCGAAGTTTCTGGTCTATCTACTTCATACGCAAAGCAAACTGAGATTTATAGAGCCCAAGTAACTGAGCTTAAACGGTTAGAAGCTGCCGAGGGCACAAGTTCAGAAACGCTTGTCAAACAAAAAACAAGGGTAAATGAAGCAGCTTCGTCATTATTAAACTACAGAAACAAGCTTTTAGAAGCTAACTTGGCAGTTACAAAGATGCAGCCGTTTAATTCTGAGTCTCTCATTGGTAAAGGTTTAAATACTGTTTATCAAACAACTGAGAAAGCTACTGATGTAATGGCAGCAGGATATCAGAAAGTAAAGAGTGCAGCTTATCAAAGTGCTTTTGGGATTGCTGCAATTGGTGCAGCTGCAGTCAAAGGCGCACAAATGGCCTCTGAACTTCAAAACCAATATAAAACAACTTTTAACTTATTAGTAACTGGTGGCGAACAAGCTAAAGAAGCTCAAGAAAATGTTAACAAAATGCAAGAGCAGGGTTCTGAACTTTCTGTTAAGTATGGTAAAACTCAAAAAGAAATAGCAGATGGATATCAAGAACTTGTAAAACGTGGATATACGAGTGCTCAAGCTCTTGGTGCTTTGCCTACAATGTTGCAAGCTTCGGTAGCTTCTGGTGATGATTTTACTGATGTTGTACATAACTCAACAGCAGCGCTTGAAAGTTTTGGTAAACGAGCTGATGATGTTACTGGAATGACAAAAAATACAAAAGAAGTTGTTAACCAGATGGCCTATGCAGCAGATATGACAGCAACTGATTTCCAAAGCATGGGTGTAGCAATGGAATATGTAGGGGCATCGGCTCATCAAAGCAAATTAAGCTTGTCAGAAACGGCCTCTGCAATTGGTATTCTTTCTAATAATGGTCTTGAAGCTGATAAAGCAGGTACTGGACTTAGAAAAGTGATTGTTTCGCTACAATCTCCAAGTAAAGATGCTGCTGAAGCACTAGCTGGAATTGGTTTGAGCACAAAAGATTTTGTAGACCAAAATGGGAATATGAAATCAATGACGGAAATTTTCGGATTGTTAAATCAACATACGGAAAAACTAAGTTCATTCCAACAAGGCCAAATTTTCCATGCTTTATTTGGAACTACCGGTCAACAAGCTGGTGCAATTCTTTCTGAAAATGTTAAGCAATTAGGTGAACTCGATGATAAGGTAAAAAAATCAGCTGATGGTCAAGGGTATGTTGTTAATCTTGCAAATAAGAATATGCAATCTACTCAAAATGAATTAAAACAATTTAAAGCAGCCGGAGAGGCTGTTTTAATTATGATTGGTCAAAAGTTCTTGCCAGTTTTATCTGACGCAGCCACTTCAATGGCTAAGGCATTTAATTCTAAAGAGGGCAAGCAAGGACTTGAAGAAATAGCTAGTTGGATCGCAAAGATTTTCCAAGGTATTGTTGATACCGTCAAATTTATCGGGGAGCATAAAGATTTTGTTGTAAATACAGCCAAAGTTTTCGCTAGTATTTGGGCAGTTAATAAAATCGGCGATGCCCTAGCGATGGTTAAAAAAATTAATAATGAGCTTAAAATAATGTCAGGTATGAATGCTCTATCTGATGCATTATCTGGAGGAGGTATTAAATCTTCTGTAGGTAAAGGTGTCGCTGCTGAAGCTGGAACAGTTGCTTCAACAGTAACAAAAAGTGGAGTAGCTGCTGAAGGTGAAGCGCTTGTTGCCTCTGGCGGTTTATCAAAAGCAACTTCCTTAATCCCAAGATTATTAGGAATTATTGGCTCTTTTGGCGGAAGTACAGTCTTGTCTGGCGGAATAAATGCAGGAGCTGAATTACTCAGTAAAGATAGTACAGCTCAAAAGACTGGGGGAGTTGCTGGCTCACTCGGTGGAGCAGCGGCAGGAGCAGCTATTGGTTCTCTTATCGCTCCTGGTATCGGTACAGCAATTGGAGCAGCGATTGGCGGAATGGGTGGTAAAAACTTAGGCAAAAAACTTGGAGATTTGATCAATGACGGTTTAAAAGAATCTTCATTAAAAAGCGAAAAATTGCCAGTTATTAAATTCGATCCTAAAGCACCAACTAAAGATATGAAAGAGTTCTCTAAGAACTATCAAGGATTCTTGGATAAAATCAAAAAATCAGCAACTATTGATATTGTAGATGAGAAATCACTTGAAAAAGCTAAGAAAGCAACTGCTGATGCTTATGCGAAGATGTCCAAAGATATTGATAAGTTTTATCAAAATCAAGAAAAAGATTCTAAAAAGCAAGTAGATATTCTAGTTAAAAATGGTGTATTGAGTCAAGCTCAGGCTGATAAGTTAAATAAAGGCCAAAAAGATTCAGATGATAAGCAGAAAGCTGCTCAGAAGAAGAATCTTGATGAAATGAAGAAGAATACTGACAACTACTACGCTAGTGTTTCTAAAGAGCAAAAAAGAGCTAATGATGCTAATACAAGATTAACTAAAGATCATGATGCTGAAATTAAAAAAATTAAATCAGGAAGTACCGATGCTCTTTTAGCATTGGAAAAGAAATACGGCAAAAATTCTCCTCAATATCAAAAAGAGATGATGGCTGAAATTTTAAGAGCAACAAATTCTTTTGATGATAAACAAGAGAAAAATAAAAAAGAGCATAGTAACAATATGAATAAGATTGAAAAAGACTATGCTAAGTCTCAAACTAAAGCTGAAGAGCAGATGAATAATCAAATCAATACTGCTACTAAAATTGCTCAAAATAAACAGCTTGATTTACTTGATGATTTAAAAAATAAAAAAGGAAAATTAAATCAAAAACAATTAATTGACACGCTTGAAAAGGCTGATGATGAATATAAAGGTGTTAAGGATAAGGCTCAAAAACAAAAAGACGAAGCTGTTAAAGCAGCTAACGAAAAATACAAGAAAACAGTAGCAGCAGCGGACAAAGAACGTGCAGAAAACGGCTCTATGTCCAAAGCTCAGTATGATGAAATTGTTAAAAATGCTCAAAAGCAAAGAGACGATACAATTTCAGCAGCTAAAAAGCAACAAACAGAAGTTACTGATAAGGCACAAAAAACCCATGATAAAACAGTTGAATTGGCTAACGATAAAGCTGATAAAAATGTTAAAGCTGCAGCTAAAGAGCAAGGAGAAACAGTTGACCAATACAGTAAAGGCTTTAGGAATTCACGAGATTTAATCAATTCATTTATTGATGGAATTAACGGAGTACTTAACTTTTTACATAAAGGTTGGGGGAATATTGGTCATATAAGCCTCAAAGGATACGCTGTAGGTACTCGTGGATTAGCTCAAGACGAAACAGCTTTAGTTGGTGAAGAAGGGTTTGAACTTGCTCACCATCCAAGCCGTGGTATTTTTGCTGTTGGTCAACAAGGCCCTGAAATTCGTAATCTGAAAGCTGGAACTTCAATTCTTCCTCACTCAATGTCGAAAGAGTTTCTATCATTAACAGCAAATTTGCCAGCTCATGCTGATGGTGTATCTGGTTTCTTATCAGATGCTCTTGGATGGGTTAAATCAACCTATAAAGATGTCACAAGTGTTATTTCAAAAGGTCCCAAAGGCGTCGTAGATGCTATTTATAATGGCTTAGGATTAGATGATTTAGAAAATGATTTTCCGCCAGTTGTAACTAGGATGGCAAAGGGGTCCGCTCAAACAGCACAAGATAATTTTATAAAATTTTTACAATCATTCTTCAAAAAAGCTGAATCTGATGCAGGAGGTTCACAAGGTTCGCCATCTGGGTCTGGTGTTCAACGTTGGGCTGGACAAGTTAAACAGGCGCTTGCAGCTAACGGCTTGAGCACAAGCCAAGACATGATTGACCGTGTCCTTCGCCAAATAGCTACAGAATCAAGCGGTAATGAAAAAGCGGTCCAAGGAAACATCGGAGATATTAACAATATTACTGGTGACCTTGCTAAAGGGTTGATGCAAACAATTTCAGCTACTTTTAACGCTTATAAGTTCCCTGGGCATGGCGATATATTTAATGGATACGATAACTTATTGGCTGCTCTTAATTATGCTAAAAGCCGTTATGGTTCAAGTCTGTCATTCCTTGGAAATGGGCATGGATATGAAAACGGTGGAATCATCAATGCTCATGGTTTCTATGAAATTGCTGAAGGGAATCGTCCTGAGATGGTTATTCCCCTTGACCCTCAAAAGAAATCAAGAGCTACACAATTATTGAATCAAGCAAGTCAAACAATTAATAACAATCAAGGTTATTCAAATAATGTTACTGATTTCTCACCAGTTTTAGCTTTATTATCTAATATATTTAACTCAATTGAAGATGTTAAGAAAAATCCTCTAATTGCTTATGCTTTATTAGATGGACGTAATATGTCTCAAGGGTTAGCTCCTTATATGAATCAAGCCTTAACTGACTATGTAAATCAACAAGATAGATTGTGGGGTAAAAATTAAAAATGGCTTTTTCAGTTAAATTTAATGATGTAGATTTATCGACAATCGTTGATGGTTTTACAGCAATTACAAGAAATATAGGGGCTGGTTGGACGAATACAGTTCAACCTAACCCTATTATTGGCGCCGATTTCACGCAAAATTCAATTAACTCAAAAGCAATTACAGTTAACTTTATTGCAGATGTTCAAGCAGACCGTTTCACCTCTGTGAGAAAAGCTTTGGCTAGTGTTTTAAATGTAAAGCAACCAGCTGCTTTGATTTTTGATGATGACCCTAATCAAGTTTGGTGGTCTGTTCCTGATGGAACACCAACATTAGATGAATCATCATTTTATCAAGCTGTAGGTTCAATTACATTTTTAGTTCCAAGCGGAGTATCAGAATCAGTCGAAACAAATGTTTTAAATGCTTCAAATTCTAGCGGTTCATTAGGAACAATTACTAATAATTCAGATGGATCTGTAGATATTGAAATCAATAATACAGGGACTCTTGAAGCATTTCCGACAATAGAAATTACAAATAGTCATGATAATGGCTATATTGCAATTGCTGGACAAAATGGAGCAATTGAAATAGGAAATAGGCAAGAAGCAGATGGGGCAACAAGTCCTATGAGCGAAAATCTTTATTTCTCTACTAGTGACACAAATTTTTCTGATTTCAAAGATGTTGCATCTGGCACTCCTAATCCGCAAAATAATTGGTTAGCCACGAACGGAAAGCTTGAATTTAAAACAGATGGGTTGAGATTAAAAGACCAAGGAACCGTTGGTTCTAATCAAGGAGTAGCTGGTGGTATGAAAGTAATGACTTTACCAGCAGATTCAAACGGTCATGTTGGAGCAGTTAATTTCTATTCATATTTCAATTTATTTGCTTGGGCCACAGCTTTTGGACAGACTGGAGTTTTGCAAATTCTTTTTACTGATGCCAACGATAAATTAGTCGCTGGTTATGGAATCATAAAGGTAGACGCATCAGGTAACAACGCTCAAATGAAAGCGTGGGTTGGAGGAAATAATCCTCATGAAGTCATTAGTAGAGATTTTATTTCTAACAATGGCGAAGGTAATGGCGCAGGTTCAATGAACAATGACATGTTCAACTCAAAGTCAGGGCATGCGGATTTTGTAAAGTCTGGTGCCAACTTCGGTTTTTACTGGAAAGGTTCACGGATATCAAAATATGTATCAGAATTAGAAAACGTAGAAATTTCTAAAGTTTATATATATATCGGGCAATATATTCAATCAAATAAATTTATGGGTAACCTATCATTGAGAAATATTTGGTTCAGAAAAGATAATGTGGACGTTTGGCATGATGTTCCTAATCGCTATGGAACTGGCTCTAAAATTATAGTTAATATGAATGGGAAAGATACAGTTGTTGTCAATGGTATGCCAGCTATTCAAGAAAAAATTAGAGGCACTGAACCTTTTTCAATTCCTCACGGTAGAAGTACATTAAAAATCTTGCAGTCCGCATGGAATACCACTCCACCAATTGTTCAAATATCATATAAAGAAAGGAACTTATAATGGAAATAGTCGTTCATGATAATACACTTAAAACCGTAGCAGTTATCAATAATGATATTCCGATGTTACCTTCATTCTTCAATGATAATTGGCATCGGTATAAAGACCAAGGGGCAGAAACATTTATATTTACTGTAAATAAATTTATCAACGGCCAGTTACAAGATTACTGCCGTTTTTTAAATGAACAAGCTTATATTAGTTTCACTTATGATGGAATTGACCATTTATTTGGAGTAGAAAATGTTCAAGAAAGTGATTATCAAATTACTTTAACTTGCTCTTCATTGAATTTAGAATTAAGGAACGAGCAAGTTAATGCCTTAGTCAACACATCAAGCCATAATATTCAGTGGTACTTTGATCAAATGGGATTAATCGCAAATGCTCAAATAACCATTGGAACTAATGAAGTCTCAAGTTTGACACGAACAATTAATTATGACGGACAGGAAAGTAAACTTGCCCGCCTAATATCTGTTATAGGAAACTTTGATGCAGAATTTGAATTTATTACACATTTAAATGATGATGGAACACTAGATTCCATCATTTTAAATATCTATCGTGCCAATGATGGAGTTAATGCCCAAGGCGTCGGAACAAATAGAAATGATGTTTCTTTAAATTTTGGTAAAAATATCAGTGGAATCACTAGAACGGGCGATACAACTAACTTGTTCAATGCAACAACGATTACTGGAACAGATAGTTTGAGTTGGAAAAGCTCTAACTTCAGTTATATAAATGATGATGGAGTAGAAGAATTCTATAAAAGGGCGGGGGATAATACAGCATATGCCCCTCTTTCTCTGAACCTCTTTAAATCGCAAATCAAGTCTAACGCTAGCGATAGATGGATTCGTAAAGATTTTCAAACAGAATACACCAATGTTAATGATATGTGGGGCTATTGCGTAAGTCAATTTAAACAATTCGCTTATCCAACAGTTACTTATGAGGTATTAGCGAATAGTAGCTTAGTTCTTGAATCGGTTGGTAATGATCGACCTTTGTCAATTGGTGATACCATCAATATTCAAGATGATAACTTTATGGATTCTGACGGAAATGTAGGTTTGCTTTTATCAGCTAGGGTTTCTGAAATGGAGATAAGTTTTAGCAATCCGACATTAAATAAGATTACTTTTTCAAATTTTAAAAAACAACAAAGTGAAGCTTCTGCAGATATTCAAGCCATCGTTAATCAGTTAGTCGATGCAGCTACTCCATATATTGGTAGTATCGATACAACAAACGGCACGCAGTTCAAAAACGGCACTGGCTCAACAACTTTATCAGCTCATATTTTCAAAGGTTCTGCAACGACTGAGACAGTCGCAGACAGCTATGAATGGTCGAAATATGGAACAGTTGTTGCGAATGCTCAGACTATCACAGTTGATGCCAGCGGAGTTGCGGATAAAGCAGTTTATAGCTTTAAAGCAACGGTTGTCGGTAAAGTAGTCGCTAGTCAGGCGGTGACTATCACTAATGTTAATGACGGTAAGGGCGGTGCTGATGGCAAAACATCGTACACTCATACAGCATGGGCTAACAGCGCAGACGGCACTGACGGTTTCACGACTATTTATCCGAATTTGAATTTGTTGGATGGAACTAAAGATTTTAGTGGAGATTGGATAAATGGTGGAAGTTGGACAAATGACGGTACATATAAAGGTTTGGTGGTTAAAAAACGAACTGGTAAAGGACCGGGCTTTTATAAAGTTTTTACAGCACCAGCCGATGGCGCTTACGCCTTTTCATCATATTTAAAAAGTTCAGGTAACGGCGGAAATATTAGACGGTGGGTAAACCTTAACGGTATAGATGGTTCGGGAACAATTGACATGACTTCAAATTTTGATTGGAAGATCGACACCTTCTCGACCACCTTAAAAGCAGGTGATGAATTATTTGTTAGATATGAGGTTACTTCTGACGGAACAGGGTTAGATATATGGAATGCTGGTTATAAGTTGGAACAAGGCTCAACCGCCTCTCCTTGGATGCCATCTAAAACCGAAGTCACAACTGCTGACTGGCCGAGCTACATTGGCCAGTATTCAGATTTCACAGATACAGCATCCACAGACCCTGTTAAATATGCACCTTGGACTGTATTTAAGGAAAATGATGGCGTTGGTATCAAAACAACTGACATCACTTATGCTATTTCAACAAGTGGAACGACAGCACCAACTAGCGGCTGGACTTCCACAGTTCCGACAGTTGCAGCAGGCAGTTATCTGTGGACTAAGACTGTTTGGTCTTATACGGATAATACCAGTGAAACAGGGTATTCAGCCGCTAAAATGGGAAACGATGGAGCAACAGGGCCGCAAGGTCCTCAGGGGAATACTGGACCACAAGGCCCAACTGGCCCTGCTGGAAGTGACGGTGACCCAGGTTCGCCCGGAGCACCAGGAACAAGCGCGATAAATATCGATCTATCTAATAAATCATATAACTTCCTTGCAAATCTTGAAGTATCAGACTCAGGATCAGTCATGCAAGCAGTGGCAGGAAGTACTACCACGACATTTACAGCGCTTCAAGGAACGGCAGCAATTAATATCACTGCGTTGACCTGTACGACAACATTGCCAACAGGGATGACCGTTTCTATTGGTACTTTAAATGCACTGTCAGTAGTTGTTACTATTTCTGTTGATAATACCATGATTACGCCAAATGGAATACTTAACTTTTTAATAACAGCAGGAGGAGTTACAACAACAAAAAGTTTTAGTTATTCTCTTGCGATTAATGATTTAACAGTAATTAATTTAGCAGCTATTAATTCTAATCTTGGTAATGTTAAAAACATCTACTCTAACTATAACGGTTCGGATGGTGGAACATATAGTGGGACAATAGAAATTAATGATGAAAATATTAAAATTACTGCGACTAATGATAATGATAGTAATGAAGTTTCTAAAACACAAATGAATGGTGAAAATGGAATATGGCATAGCACTAAACTACAAAAAACAAATTCACCAGGGGTATATGTTTTAAGTAATTGGTCACTTACTGGAACAACTTTAAGCTTTGAAAGCCAACAATCTGATTTAACTTATCCAAATGGATATTATTATGCTTCGTATGGTATTGATATTCATGCAAGAAATATCGTTGGCGACAGTATTTCTCAAACAACTGATGTTCCTTGGACAATCTTATCGCCATTAGGTGGGTTTAGTGGTGGGTTAATTCGGTTCGCTGTTAAAAATGGTGTTGCTCATTTTTCATTAGCCGGTCTAAGTTGTCCGCCAATGACTGCTGGCAGCTGGATAAAGTGTGCTCAATTGCCAACCGGTAGCATTGCAATACCTTCTGAAAACCAACCAACTGCCGCTTTCGCGAATGCTACTGTTTGGGGATTTTACGTTTCGAAAAGCGGAGGTTTATATCTTCAATCTACCTCTAATTCACCAGCTTTAAATGGCTTAGTCAACGCATCAAATAGTTTCCCAATAGGATAGGAGAAAAAATGAAAAAAGTAAATCAGACAAATATAACAACTGACATCTCTGTTGATGATAAAAAAGTGGGGGATTTTACTCTCACCACTTTTGATAACGGAACGATGACTGCAAGTTTTAAAATTGATGACCCTACGACATTTCACAGCACGCCTGAAGCATCTCAAGATTTAGCTAATTTAGTCAATGATTCAATCAGTCAATCTAAGGCTTTAACAACAATAAAAGCTAATTAGAAAGTTGGTCATATGCACTTAGAGACAATAGCTACAGTTCTTTCAATCATAGGAGTTAGCGTTATTGGTGGACTTAGCTTTTTAATTAAGTTGCTTAAAGATTCTATCATGACACCTATCAACCACTCTATTGATACATTGAATGTAACAATAAAGGGGTTGAGAGAAGATCTGAATGAATCAAACGTAAGCAGAAAAGAACATGAAAAAAAACTGTTCGATAATTTAGACGAGCATACTAAACAGATTTACTTGCTCGACGGGCGAGTGAAAACCTTGGAAACAATTAACCAAATAGAAAAAGAGGAAAAATAAAATGGATCAAAATTTAATGACAATCTTTAGCGGTATTTTAACAGTAGTCGGCTCTGTAGTGTCTTACTTCATTTCACAGGCTGCTAAAAAACATAGCAATGTGAAAAACATTGATGCCTTGGCTAAACTAGCCAATCAAGCGGTAAGCTGGGCACAGAAAAACTTCAATGAGAATCCTGAAAAGTTATCTGAAGCCATTAACTACTTGACAGAAGAAGCTAAGAAACTTAAAATCAAGACTAATCCAGCTCAGATTGAAGCTCAGATTGAAACTTCTTTAGCTCAGTTGAAAAAGAATTTCACTTCTGATCCAGTTAAAACAGTTAAAGAGATTACTGAAAAAGCAGTCGAAGTTACCGACCAAGTTGCACAAGCTACTCAAAAGGCAGCTGATGTTATCTTCCCGATTGCGGAAGAAGTAGAAAAACCAGAGCCAACAGAACAAGGAGAATGATATGAACGGAATTGACATTTCCAGTTATCAAGCAGAATTGAATGCTGGAATTGTTCCCTCCGACTTTGTATTTATTAAAGCAACGGAGGGAACAAAATATATAAATCCAACTTGGAAAGAACAAGCTGGTCAAGTTACTCAAGCAAATAAGCTTCTAGGTTTCTACCATTTTGCCAGTATTGGAAATCCAATTGCGGAAGCAGACTTCTTTATTAGCGTTGTAAAAGACTATATTGGTAAAGCAGTTCTCGTCTTAGACTTTGAAGCTGGTGCAATTAATGCATGGGGAAATGTTGGTGCTCGTCAATTTTTGAACCGAGTAAAAGAAAAAACCGGAATCAATCCAATGATTTACATGTCAGCGGAAGTCACTCGTCAGTTTAATTGGAGTATTGCTTCAGGAAATAATGCTTTATGGGTTGCACAGTATGCTTCTATGAGTCCTACTGGTTATCAGTCCGCTCCTTGGGCAGATGGAAAAGGATATGGCGCTTGGAGTTCAGCAGCGATTCATCAATATAGCTCATCAGGTTCATTAGCAAACTGGGATGGGCACTTAGATTTAAACTTGGCTTATATCAACGCCACACAATGGAAAACCTTAGCAGGAGGTGGAAGCACAAGCAATTCAACGCCAACTCCAACCAATAGCACTAAAAAAAATATAGAAAACGAGGATAACGAAATGTTCTTTATTCAAACAGTCGATACCAAAAGAATTTATCAAATCAATGCAGGAATGTACTCTTTGATTAGCAACTCTGGAATGTGGGCCAATTATTATAAAGCCTTTCCTAATACGCCAGTCATTCCACTCTATCAATCAGAGCTGGAAAAAATGTATCGTAAAAATGTGTAAACTATGGTAGAATTTTTCCAAAGAATTATAGAATTGCCTGACATCCAACTACTATTAGATTACTGGTGGGCTTGGCTGATTATTGTTGTCGGTATGATTATCTTATCTGAATTGAATAGCAGAAAATAAATTAACCCTGACTTCGGTCAGGGCTTTTTTTATTTTTCAGAATATGATATACTTTTTAATAAAACTAAAAAATGGTGGTAGTAATATGAAATTTGAAGGAACTTGGCTTGTTGTTATTATACTAAGTATTGAGGTTTTAGCTTTCGGAGAATTTGAGCAGTCTGATCAAATTCTTTTGATAGGGGGAATTTCTTTTATATTATCTACACTATTCGAAGCTTCTATTTTAATTAGACACTTTATTCAAAAGCAAACTAAAACATAACCCCGCTTCGGCGGGTGTTTTTGGTTTTAATGGTGTTAATATTTGATAAAAAATGATAAAATTTAGTAAAATACTTTTGTAATTAGGATAAGAATATGCCAGAAACTGTTTATTTCCAACAACTTTTAGAAATGATTAAGACTTTTCAAGAAACTTATATTGAACTTCCTTTGATTAGAAATCAAAAGAGATGTGAAGTTATATCTAAATATGATGAAAACGAAAAATTTGTTTTAATAATTAATCGCAAAGGAAATAAAAATCTCAAGAATTTATCTTTTCTTATTAATTCTCGAACTCACGGAAAGAGAATGGTTAGATTAGATATGAATGGTGCGCCTCATGATAATCCTGATGGGGAACTTATACCAACTCCTCATATTCATATTCATGATGAAAAACATTTGGATGGCAGAATAGCTATACCTCTAGAAAATGTAACTGATAAAGAACTTATAGACGAACTTTATGAAAGTATGTTATTCTTCTTAGATTATAACAGTATTGAAGTTGATGGTATTAATTTTGTGCAAGGATTGGAGGTTTAAAATGGATGGTTTAAAACTTATTGAAGATTATGTATCCTGGTATAAATCTAATTCTTTTGTATCCGACCACGAATCATACACTATGATAACGACTCCATTCGTAAATCATATAAATGATAGGATTAGATTATATGTTGAAAAAGTCGATGATGAAATATTAATTACGGATGATGGAGAAACAATAAATGAGTTGGAAATGATGGACTTAGATCTTTCTAATCCAACTCGCCGAGCAATAATCGATAATATATTAATTAACTTTGGTGTTAAATTAGAAGATGAAATTTTGACTACCAGAGTTGAAAAAAAGGATTTTGCTCGAGGCAAACATAGAATGCTTGAAGCTATCATTCGGTTGTATGATTTAAGCTTTACCAAAAGAAGAAATGTTATTAGTATTTTTTCAGAAGAAGTACAAAATTATCTATTTGATAATGAAATGGGAGGCATTCCTAATTCTAAAATAGCAGGAATTTCTGGGATAGACTATTCTGTCGATTACTCAATTGGAGCAACAAAATCAAGGCCAGAAGTATTGATGCAATTCGCAAATAATTTTACTTTTGATAGAATCACAACATATGGATTCATATTTGATGATATATCGGCTCTTAGAGGAACCAAACACAATGTAAAATCGGTCATAATTGCAAATGATGAAAGGCAACTAGCAGAAAAGGCACTACTTGCTGCCAAAAGTAAAGAAATTCTAGTTATTCCTTGGTCTCAGAAAGAAGAGATTTTAAAATTAAAAGTAACTTGATTTCTCGCCCTCCGGGGCGTTTTTCTTTACAACAAAAAGACAGGATTAGTCCTGTCTTCTAATATTGCTTTTTTACAAACTCGACTGCATCAGTAGTTCCTAATGTGCCATCTTTACTTATTTGTTGAAATTTTATATGAGTTTTATCAAGAGGAGTGATATGGAATTCAGTTCCTTTCTTACTAATAAGTTCGATTTCTTTTTTATTATTTTCGTCAGTGTATTCTTGTGAACATCTAGCAATGGTATGCTCTCCATCCTTAATTACCCAGTCATCCTCATTTTGCATAATGATAGTATAAGTTACGTTCCAGTCCTTACTATACCAGTCTCCCTGTAGCCAGTCCGAACTATCTTCTCTAGTTTGACAACCACTCAAAACGATTAAACTAAAACCTAAAGCTAAAATTGTAAATACTATTTTTTTCAT